AGGTGTTCTCGACCTGATCGACCAGCAGCTGGCCGTTCTCAACCCACTGCTCGAGCGTGAGGTCTTTGAGGCGCGGGTGGTCTACTTCGAGCTGGCCCAAGACTTCGTAGTCGTCGTATTTGCCTCTTTTGAGGTATGAGAAGACGAAGCCGGTCGTGTGCTCCCCGTTTAGCACGTCGCGGTGCTTTACGCGCTCCAGCACGAGGTTTGGGCACCCGATTGCGTCGATGATCGCTTCACGCGTGACGAGCTTTGGCTTTGGGATGTATTTTGCCTTCGCCACCTCCCAGTCGTGTAGACTTACGTTCATCTCCCTCGCCTCGGTCATAAACGGCGTCTCGCTTGGCGACACTACGTCGATAACGTCTGACAACTCGCGGCGCAGCTTGACTTGCTCTATGAGCGTCAGGCCGTGATGCACCCACTGCTCGAGCGTGAGGTCTTTGAGGTTTCGCTGGTCGACGTGAAGCTCACCTACCACTTCGGGTATGGCGCTGGTTAGTGGGTCGTGGTGCAGGTGGACAAACTTCCATCCGCGTTTATGGCGGCTGTTTTCTAGGCGGTGCACCACGCGCTTCAGTATCAAGTCTGGGTGTCCAATTGCGTTTAGGATGCGATCAGTGGTTAGGCGCTCTGGCTTGGGTTTTTTCGCTTCCTTGAGCAGCATGAGCCGTTCAACTGTTTCGTTTATGAGCGGCTCGATCATCGACAGTGGCACCGACCCCTCCGGCACCGGCGGCTCCTCGCGTAGCTTTTTAATCTCGATGGAGATCCGCGCGAGTTCGTATGCCATCTTCGTTTGCTTTTCCATCAGCTCTCTGCGCTTCCGGTCTCTCCACGTTTCGTTTGTTTCGTTATCCATTACTCTTCTCCCTTGCTGTTAGATCTTGCGATGGTGACGGCGGCGAAGACCTGCGCGCTGTCTGGCTTGGCGCCCAGCGTCTCCTCGGCGTATTTCCTCGCGGCGGCGTATGCGTCGGGCCAGCACCCGGTGTCGGTGTACGCGCCCAGCGCTGCCTGCGCCATCTCGTTGATTTCGTGTTTATTCATGTATCGGCGGTATAGCATTTCACTCCCCTTCGTAGCCGGATTTTTTTCAAGTTTGCGGGGAGCCGGAGCTCCCCGTGTTGCGTTATACCTTGGCCAGCATGGCTTTGGCGCCACGCTCTGCGGTTTTTGCGTTTGCGTAGCTGCGTGCGGCTGGGTAGTTGCACACGCGGCCGCGTTGGCTGCCGTCGTCGGCAACGATCATCACATAGAACGAGCTGCCGTTTGGCGTGATCTTAGCGGTGTAGCTGCCTTTTGTGATCGTTTGGCCGATTGGGCGGCGAACAGTCTCCTCGCGGAATGTGCCGTCACCCATGTAGATAGCTCTTGTTTTTACTTGGTATTCCATGTCAATTGCCCTCCCAGAGCGTTTTGGGGAGCCGGAGCTCCCCGGTTAAATTATGCGCCCCACATTTCTTTTGCGATTTGTTCTCCAGATTTGTTGGGGTTGCGGATCAGTCGGTCGCTAATGCGCAGCAATTCATCTTCATCTTTTGCGTAAATGCCGACGTAACCGGTTGAGTGCTGAACTGCGTAGCAGTCGTCACCGAAATCAACAATGATGTTTGCGCCTTCAAGCGGAATTGCTGTCATCTTTAAAATCATGTTCGTGTCTCCCAGTGTTTCTCTCTATACAGGTAACATAATGTTAACATCTACAGACTGCAACCCCCTAAATGCAAAAAACTGGCGTCCGGTAAACTTTTTTGTTATCCTGCGCCTGTTAGCGGCTTCCACCCTGTCGCTGAGAGCTTTCTCCAGAGCTCACCCCGCGGCTATATCCTCCCAGATGGCCGCGGGGTTACTTTGAAGCATTTTTACTGTATTATGGGGGGAACGGATAAAGGCGGGGGGAAACATGCCCGGAAGTGACTTCAGAAACTTAATGGCGCAGAGCGAGAGCAGCGGCAATTACGGGATCCTAACTGACGCCGGCGGCGGCGACATGGTTGCCGGCGCGTACCAGTTCGGCGACGCTCGCCTCGAAGACTTTATGAAGGACACGGGCGAGGAGTTCACCCGAGAAGACTTCCTCGCCAGCCCAGAGCTACAAGATCGCGTGATGAACTGGCACGAGCAGGACGTCGTGGACTACGCCATGGAGAATGGCTTGGATCGCTTCTTCGGCCAGGAGATCAAGGGCGTGCCGGTGGATATGTCGGCCGTCGTCGGTATGGCCCACCTCGGCGGACGCAAGGGGATGCGCGACTTCCTCGAGAGCGGCGGCGAGCTGGACAAGAAGGACAAGTTCGGCACGTTCATCTCGGACTACGGCAGGAAGTTCTCCGGCCAGAGCCTGTACAATGAGACGCCGCCCCGCCCGCGGATGCGTCCGCAGGGATTGCTCCCGCCCGAGACGTCACCGCGGCCAATGGCCCGCCCAGCAGGTCTACTCGGCTAATGGCAGGTTACGAGCAATACATCCCGCCCGGCCTACGCGGCCCACTCCGCGACATATTCGGCATGGCCCGCGTAACGGGCGAGGGCGGCGCCGGCATCCTGCGCGCAGTCCAGCAAGATCCGCTGGCAGTTAACCAGGCAATCGGCGAGAGCATGATCGGCGGCATCCGGTCCATGGCCACCGATCCGGTCGGCACCGTGCGGGGCGTCGTGAGCGACACCGCCGGCACCGTGCAGCGCGCCCTGACGAACACGGCGGTGGACTACCTGCCGGAAGGCGTAACGCTGGCCACCGCGACGTCGGATCAGATCAAGGCGGCAAACGACGCGCGCTACGCTGACCTAGCGTCAACCGCTGCGATGGCGGTTCCTGGCGCCAAGGCGTTGAAAGTAGGCGCAAAAGCGGCAGCGTCTTCTCTGGGCGGGAGATCTTTGGGAAATCAAGCTGCGTCTGCGTACATGATCGGCCAGAAGCTGGAGAATGTTGAGGGATACAAAGGCGCCACTGGCAAGCCTAGTAAGGTTAAAATGCCTTCTGGTGAAAGCTACGACGCGCGCCCTGTGAGCCAAATTGAAGAGGCTGCAAAGTCTTACATGAAGTCTCAGAACATGGACGTCTCTGGGTTTGCTGAGTATCCGCCATTCAGCGAGCAGCGCGCGAGGCTTATTGCCGCCGCTTACGATATGATGGAGCACAACCCCACCGGCCCTGCGGTTAAGCGGGCTTATGACGCCATGATTGAAGAGACAATGGGCCAGTATAGGGCGTTGAAGGACGCCGGGGTGGAGTTTAAGTTTTTGAAGGAAGGCATGGACGACCCTTACGCGGCATCTCCCGCCATGGGTTATCAGGACATCATTGAAAACGGCAGGCTGTGGGTTTTCCCAACTGACTTCGGGTTCGGCACAAACACATCCTTCGATGCGGCTGAAAACCCCTTGCTCAAAAGCGTTGGTAAGGTCGGAGACAAGAGCGACGCCGTGGCCAACGACGCATTCAGAGCCGTGCACGATGCTTTCGGGCATTTCGGCTCCGGTAATCCGTTCTTTAGGCGTCAAGGCGAGGAGCGGGCTTTTCTGGAGCACTCTCGGATGTATTCGCCTGACGCCATAGGCGCCATGACGTCTGAGACTAGGGGCCAGAACAGCTGGCTTAACTCTGGGCCGTTTGGGATGTCCAACAGAACCGCCAACACCTCTGACACCGTTTTTGCAGATCAAAAATCTGGGCTCATGCCGTCTTGGACTAGCGAACCGGCCGGAATGCCAGATCCAGATGAAACGCGATCACTTCTAAGGTATATTGAGAACCAAAAATGGCAAAAATAGCGGGTGGCTTGGGTCACAGGCCGACAGCAAATCTGGCAGACTTAGAAGACGAGTTGGAGCGTAAGGCGCAACAAGATGCGCGCGAGTTTGAGAAGGCGAAAAAAGATGGACTATGAGATAAACGAAATGGCCTCCGAGCTCGAGGCTGAACTGAACCCGGACGTCATGGACGACCAGGAGCTGCAAGGCATCGTCGGCAACGAGATCGACGACGCAGTCGACTTCATCGACAACTGGATCTCCCCGATCCGCGCCACGGCGACGCAATACTACCGGGGCGACCCGTTTGGCGACGAGGAGGAGGGCCGCAGCCAGGTGGTCAGCATGGACGTACGGGATACCGTACAGGCGATCATTCCGTCGCTTATGCGGATCTTCAACGGATCCGACCGCACGGTTGAATACGTCCCGCAAAACGCGGAGGACGTGCCGGCGGCAAAGCAGGCCACCGAGTACGCAAACTTCATCATCAACCGCGACAACCGTGGCTTTCTAGAAATGCACAGCGCCTTTATGGACGCACTGGTGCGCAAGGTCGGCATTCTAAAGTGCTACTGGGAAGACACGACCAGGCTTGAGACGATTGAATACACCGGCGTCGACGACAACGCCCTGGCGGCCCTCATGGCCGACCCGGACGCCGAAGTCGACATCACCGTGAGCACGCCCATGGGTGAGGCGCAGATCGACCCCATGACGGGCCAGATCGTCCCGCCACCCATGTCACACGACCTACGCGTGACCTACACGCACCCCGACGGCCGCGTGAAGGTCGAGGCGCTTCCGCCGGAAGAGTTCCTGATCTCGCGCGAAGCAAAATCTGTAGAGGACGCCGACTACGTTGCGCACCGCCGCATCGTCACCGTGTCCGAGCTTGTAGCTATGGGCTACGATTACGACGACGTGTACAATCTTTCGTCCGACCACGACGACATGGACACCAACGTCGAGCGCAACACGCGCAACCCGGCGCTGACAAACGAGATGAATTCACGCAGAGACCCGGCCATGCGCAAGGTGCTGTACGTTGAAAACTACATCCGAGTGGACTTCGACGGCGATGGCATTGCCGAGCTGCGCAAGATCTGCACCGGCGGAGACGGAAACGTCATCCTGAGCAACGAGCCCTGCGCGATGGCGCCATTCGCCACGCTCTGCCCAGATCCCGAGCCGCACGACTTCTTCGGCCTCAGCATTTTTGACGCCGTGGCAGACATCCAGCGGATCAAATCAGTAATCATGCGCAACTCCCTGGACAGCCTAAGCCTCAGTATTCACCCAAGAATTGCTGTTGTAGAGGGCATGGTGAATATGGAAGACGCCATGAATACAGAGATGGGTTCGATCGTCCGCCAGCGCGCACCGGGCTCAGTCCAGCAGCTGACCGTGCCATTCGTCGGCCAGCAGGCGTTTCCTGTCCTGCAATACATGGACGAGGTCAAGGAGGCCCGCACGGGCATCTCCAAGGCGTCCATGGGCTTAGACGCCGGCGCCCTACAGTCAAGCACTGCGACAGCCGTGGCAGCCACTGTAAGCGCCGCACAGCAGCACATTGAGATGATTGCTAGGGTATTCGCTGAGACGGGCATTAAGCGCCTGTACGAGCTTATCCTGCACAACATCACCACACACCAGGACAAGGCGCGCATGATCCGCTTGAACAACGATTTCGTGGAAATAGACCCCAGAGTATGGTCATCCAATATGGACGTCTCAATTAACGTAGCCTTGGGCCGCGGCACTGACACCGAGCGGATGATGATGCTGCGCCAGATCGGAGAGATGCAGAAGGAAGCCATGTCGACCATGGGGCCGCAGAACCCGCTGACCGACATCTCCAAGCTGAGCAACACGCTCAAGGAGATGACGTCGCTGGCCGGCTTCAAGGACACGTCGCAGTTCTGGAGCGATCCGGCGAAGTTCCAGCCGCCACCGCCAGACAACAAGCCCGACATCAACGAGCAGCTGATCCAAGTTCAGATCCAGCAGATCCAGTCGGATATGCAGAAGAAGGCGGCCGAGCTGCAACTGAAGCGCGAGCAGATGATTATGGAAGACGACCGCAAGCGCGACGAGCTCGAGGCCGACATCCGCGTCAAGGCAGAAGAGCTGAAGGCCAAGTACGGCACGCAGCTTGACGTCGCCCAGATCCGGGCTGACATGGCGATCAACCGCGAAGTGATGAAGGCGCAGGCTGACATAATCACGGAGGCGGCGCGTGAAGACTAAGCAGCAGATCATCACAGACGGCAAGCAGGCAGAGCGCCTGCTCGCCGACACGGATTTGCTTCGGTTTCTTGAGGAAGCCGAGGCGGATTGCTGGACGCAGTTCAAGGCAACTGGCCCCAGTGACACCGACAGCCGCGAGGCTGTTTACATGAAGTTGCGCGGAATTGACATGGTTCGCCAGTCGCTGCGCAGCATGGTTGATAACGCTACTATTGAAATGAAGATGAAAAAGTAGCATAATGGAGAGATAAGAGATGTCAGACAACAGCACCCCGCAAGGGACTGACCTGTACAGCGCTCAGAATGCAATCAGAAGTATGCTCGCGCCTCAAGAGGATAACGTGACGACAGATGATGCGCTTGAGGCAGAAGCCGCGCAAGTGGATGACGCCGAAATGCCGGATGGCCAAGAGGAAGAGTATGAGGCGCAAGCTGACAACTCTCCCGTCGAGGGGTCTGAAAGCGATCTGGACGACGAAGACGACAATGACGGCGACCAATATGGATCTCTTGATTTGTCCACGACCATTGAGGTCGATGGCGAAGAGATAACCATTGAGGAGCTGCGCAGCGGACACCTTCGGCAGAAAGACTACACGCGAAAAACTCAAGAGCTCGCCGAAAACCGAAAGGCTATGGAAGCGCAGTATCAGGAGATTGAGCGTGAGCGTGCTGAATATGCGCAACTTCTGCCAGCAATGGCGGAGCGCATTCAACAGGCAGCGGAACAGGAGCCGGACTGGGACACTCTGTATGACACAGACCCCGTGATGGCAGCGAAGGCAGAACGCCAGTGGCGGAAGGAACAGGAGGCGCGCACCGCGCAACTCCAGGCCGTCCAAGCTGAGCAGCAACGGATGCAACAGATTGCAGCGCAGAAGCAACAGCAGATGCAGCAATCGTATTTGGAGCAGCAGCGTCATATATTGCCTGACATCATCCCCGAGTGGCGTGACAAGAAAGTCGCGGCCACGGAAGCAACCCAGATACGGGACTTCCTCCTCGGCGAAGGTTTCAGCGAGCAAGACGTGAGCGGGATGTCAAATGCAACGCTTGTGAAATTAGCGAGGAAGGCGATGTTATATGATCGTGGTGAAACGCGGGCCAACGAGGTTAAAGCTAAACCTAAAAAGCCGCGCGCCAAGATATTGAAGTCGGGTTCCAGAGCGTCACAGCCTAAACGCACCTCAGCAGCACAGGAAGCGCAGAACCGCGCACGGAAAACTGGTCGCGTCAACGACGCCGCGGCCGCAATCAAAGCCTTGCTATAGGAGCATAAACTATGACTATCATTGCAAACACCTTTACGTCTTTTGACGCCAAGGGTATCCGGGAAGAATTAGCCAATGTTATCAGTAACATAGCCCCCGAAGAAACACCCTTCACATCCAACGTCGGTTCCGAAAATGTGTCCAACACATTTTTTGAGTGGCAGCTGGATGATCTTTCCAGTGTTGACGTCACGCCAGTGATTGACGGGGATGATGTTG